TGCGATGATCTGGCGGACCAGATCATCGCAGCAAGGCAAAGCAAACCCATCTGGGCTGTTGCCAACGACGACGCTTTCTCGGCGGCGTATGCCATTGCCAGCGCGGCCAGTCGGGTCTATGTCACTCGGACGGGAGGCGTGGGCTCTGTTGGGGTGATCGCATTGCATGTGGATCAGTCTCAGCGGGACGCTATGAGCGGGCTTCGCTACACGGCGGTGTATGCCGGGGACCGCAAGAACGACATGTCGCCCCATGCACCCTTGTCCACCGATGCGGCGCAGGCCCTGCAGACCGAAGTGGACCGGCTGTATGGCCTGTTCGTGTCGACGGTCGCAGCCAACCGAAACCTTTCTGCACAAGACGTTCAAGACACCGAAGCAGGGCTGTATTTCGCGAAAGACGCGATTGATGCCGGTCTAGCCGACGTGGTCGGGACGCTTGACGACGCACTGCTTGCTCTGAGTGAAGAGCTCCACACGCAATCGACATCCATCGCGCGAATACAAGGTTCGGGCCGCGAGATGGGGATCTCTACGCCCGGATCGTCCATGAAAAGGAGTGTTTGCATGCAAAACGATGCAACCCAAGCTGCCGATGGGCAGACAACCCAAAAAGAGCAATCTCAATCAACCGACCAGGCGAGCGCTGGAACTGGGCCTACCCAAGGCAGCGATACCTCGCAAGACGCAGGGGGCGAAACCAGTGCACAGGTGCAAGCCAGTGCTGCTGGTCAAAGCCACGACATCAAGGCGGCCAGTGCTCAGGTGCTGGCGATTGCCGAGATGTGTCTTCTGGCCGGGAAGGCCGAGATGACAGCGGGCCTGATCGAGCGTGGTGTTTCGGTTGACCAGGCGCGCAAGGAGCTTCTGGCGGCCAAGGCTTCTGCATCTCCCGAGATCTCCAGCCGCATCTTGCCGGAGGCAGGAACCCAAACCCAAACCAAGCCCGAAGACAGCCCTGTCGTTCGGGCCGCGAAGCAGCGCGCTCAAAACCAGCGTGATGCAGCGCAAGTCAACCACCGTTAATAGGAGAAGCTGATGACTGCCATTACCAATGATCTCACCTTGGGCGACCTGCTGAAGTACGAAGAGGAAAACCTGTACTCCCGTGATCAGGTCACGGTTGTGTCCGGGCAGATCTTGAAGCTCGGAACAGTGATTGGCCGAGTGAGTGCCACCCAAAAAATCAAAGCCCTCGACCCTTCTGCGACCGATGGCTCAGAGGTTGCCGCTGGCGTGGTGCTGCAAAGCATCGATGCCAGTGCCGCAGAAAAAACCAACGGCCTGATCGTCTCGCGTCAAGCCATCGTGGCCGATCACGCGTTGATCTGGCCCGCCGTCATCACCACGGAAGAAAAAACCGCAGCCATCGCTCAACTCGAAGCGATCGGCGTCCTCGTTCGTCAAGGAGTCTAAGCAATGAACAATCCTTTCCAGTCCCCTGCGTTTTCGATGACGGCGCTCACCGCTGCCATCAACATCCTGCCCAATCAGTTCGGCAAGCTCGATCAGCTCAACTTGATGCCTGCCCGCCCTGTGCGCTTTCGTCAGATTGCTGTGGAAGAGCGAAACGGCGTTCTGAACCTGCTGCCCACGCTGCCCGTGGGTGCGCCTGGCACGGTGGGAAAGCGCGGTCGCCGCACTCTGCGCTCGTTCATCATCCCGCACATTCCGCACGACGATGTGGTGCTGCCAGAAGAGGTTCAAGGTCTGCGCGCCTTTGGCTCTGAGACCGACACCGAAACCATCGCAAACGTGATGACCGAGCATCTGCAGTCGATGCGCAACAAGCACGCCATCACGCTGGAGCATTTGCGCATGGGCGCACTCAAGGGCGTGATTCTGGATGCGGATGGCTCGGTTCTCTACAACCTCTTCGATGAGTTCGGTATTGAGCCCAAGGAATTCAACTTCGCGCTCAACAACGAGAAAACCGACGTCAAGAAAAAGTGCCTGGACCTCAAGCGCTACCTTGAACTCAACCTCAAGGGCGAGTACATGACCGGCGTTCGCGTACTGGTTTCGCCGGAGTTCTTCGATCTGCTGACGGCCCACCCCAATGTGGTCAAGGCGTATCAGTGGTACCAGGAGAGCCTGGCGCTGCGTGCAGACCAACGCACAGGCTTTACCTTTGCGGGCGTCACCTTCGAGGAGTATCTGGGCCAGGCCTCCGATGTGGATGGCAATGTGCGCAAGTTCATTGCTTCTGGCGAAGGCCATGCCTTCCCCGAGGGCACGTTGGACACTTTTGCCACCTACTTTGCTCCGGCTGACTTCAATGAGACGGTCAACACGCTGGGGCAGCCCCTGTACGCCAAGCAAGAGCCTCGCGAATTTGGTCGCGGCACGGATCTGCATACGCAGAGCAATCCGCTGCCGATGTGCCATCGACCGGGGCTCTTGGTCAAACTTCTGGCCAGCTGATGTCACGCGATCCGTTTGCACTGGGTGTCAAACGGCTGTTCGCAAGTTTGGGCTCTCCGGCGCAGTACAGCACTGTTGCCGGGGAGACCATCGAGCTCAAGGTCATCAGCAAGGCACCGGATTCGATGCAGGATTTCGGCCAGTCGCATCTGGCGGTGACCTTGCAAGCCTCAGATGTCACCCGGCCTCAAGAGGGCGATCGCCTGACGTGGCGGGGAGTCATTTTTGTCATTCAGGGCGATGCACTGGTTGACCGTGATCGCTTGATCTGGACTGTAAGTGCCTACCCCTTGCCTGACTATCCTTCGACGGGGAGGTGAGCATGAGCGTGCGACTCCTGGCTGCTCTTCAAGGAGACCTCTCCAAGATGATGGAGCAGGAACTCAACTCCGCGCGGGTGGCGGTGACCACCGGCGTGCGAGAGGCGACACAGGGCCTCAAGAGTGAATTGCGCTCGCAGATCGAAGGGTCTGGTCTGGGCTCGCGTCTGGCCAACACCTGGCGTGGGGAGGTGTACCCGAAGGGACGCCCCAGTCTGGGATCGGCAGGGCTTGTGTACAGCCGCGCACCGGTTGTTGTTGCGGCGCACGACCAAGGTGCGTTGATTCGTTCGAAGAATGGGTTCTGGCTCGCCATCCCACTCCCTGCGGCAGGCACTGGGCCACGCGGCAAGCGAATGACGCCAGGCCTTTGGGAGCGCATGCGTGGTCAACGACTGCGTTTCGTCTATCGCTCTGGGAAACCGTCGCTGCTGGTGGCGGACAACTTTCGAGCCAAAACAGGCAAGCGCGGCGGCTTTGCGGCGGCATCTGCTTCCGCTCAGAAATCAGGACGGGGGCTGACCACAGTCCCCATTTTTTTGCTGGTGCCGCAAGCCCAACTCAAGAAGAAATTCGACATCGCCAGTGCTGCCCAACGGTGGCAAGACAGGCTGATGGTGTTGGTCACACAGTCGTGGCCAGAAGAACGCTCGGACACATGAAATGACGATGAAAGCCAGCCAACGAGAAGCGGCGCTGGGGGCCTTGTTCACGCTGTTGGACGGGCTTCCCCTGCAGCCCAATGCCATACGCAGAAATTCATCCCTGCCTGAGCGGCTTAGTGAGCACGCCATGGTGTTCCTGCGCGATGGGGATATGACCCAGGTCGATGTCACTTTGTCGCCTGTGACCTATCTGTGGGAGCACGCTGCAAGCATCGAAATCTACGTCGCGCATCCCGAAGCATCTGCCAGAGACGCGCGTATGGATGAGCTGCTTCAGTCGCTTGGCACCTTGATCATGTCTGACCCGACTTTGGCCGGACAGATTGACCACGCCGAAGTGATGTCACCCAAATTTGAAGACGTCACCCCCGAAGGGTCTGTGGGCATCAAGGCCTGCACGCTGGACGTGGTGATGCATTACGCGAGCAGCCATCCCTTGGCCTGATCGCACCACAAAACTTAACCACTTGGAGACTCATCATGGCTCGTGCTTATGGCGCGAACGCCAGCCTATTGGCTGCGTTTGAACCCACCTATGGAACCACACCGACAGGAGACTTTGGAAAAATTCCCTTTGTCTCCACCACCCTGGGCTCGGAACAGGGTTTGATTGCCAACGATCTGATTGGCTTGGGGCGAGACCCGAGTGCGCCCATCCGTGACGTAATCAAGGTCGAGGGTGACATCGTTATTCCCATCGACCTGCGCAACATCGGCATGTGGCTCAAAGCCCTGCTGGGAAGTCCTGTGAGCCTTGGTGATACCGCGCACACTCACACTTTCATTTCTGGCAACTCAGGTCTTCCGAGCTTGTCGTTGGAGACGGGACTGCCGGACATTCCGGCGTACTTCCTGGCCTCTGGTGTGATGGCCAACTCGCTGCAGGTGAAGTTCGCGCGCTCTGGTGCAGCGGATGCCACCTTGGGCCTGATTGCTCAGGGTGAGGTCAAGCGCACAGCCAGCGCAGACGCGACGCCCACGACCTTGCCGATCACCCGCTTCAATCAGTTCGAGGGTTCGATCAAAAAGAATGGCCAGGCCCTGGGCAACGTGGTCGCCGCACAGTTGACCTATTCGAACAATCTGGCGCGCATCGAAACGATTCGCTCCGACGGAAAGATCGAAGGGGCCGATCCCACGGTGGCCAGCTTGACGGGCAACTTGGAGGTGCGCTTTGCGGACACGGAATTGATCGACGCCGCAACCAACAACACCCCGCTGGAGCTGACCTTCAGCTATGTCATTGACGCTACCAAGAGCCTGACCTTCATCGCGCATGAGGTTTACCTGCCCAAGCC